GGATGTCAGTCCGTCTCGTAGAAATGCGTCTCTGGTTGCTGGACAAATCCTCCCAGATGGTCGCATTGGAGTTGGAATCCTACAAACGTGGGAAAGCCAAGTAAGCGTTGATGATCTAAAGATTGCGGTGGACATCAAGGCATGGGCTGACCAGTATCGCCCGCGCCAAATCTGCTACGACAAGTACACAGCGCAGTCAATTGCGGACAAACTGACAAACGCTGGACAGATTACCCAAGACATCTCTGGGGCATCGTTCTATCAGGCTTGCGGAGACCTGCTTGATGCTCTAGTCAATAAGCGACTATCGCACTCTGGTCAAACGAACTGGATTCAGCAGATGAATAACTGCGCAGCCAAGGTTAATGACTCGGCTTGGCGCATTGTTAAACGCAAGAGTGCTGGCGATGTCTCTGGAGCGATTGCAACCGCCATGGTTGTTCACATGCTTTACAAACCACAACAGGTAGCGGCTATATACACAGAATAATCTACATATAGTGTATAATTGCCTTCTATGGGTCTCTTTTCGCGTAAGCCACAAATATTAGAAGCGCAGCTTGCGCCACAAGTCATGGGCGAGAATCTGCCCTCACTCTATAACGCGATTCAGCTCCGAGTCTCTCGCAAGGATGCGATGTCTGTGCCATCAGTAGCCAGAGCCCGCAACCTAATCTGTGGAACAGTCGCAGGAATCCCTTTAGAGTATTACAATAAGCGCACAGGCGAAGTTATGGCTGCGCCACGTTGGATTAGCCAACTAGCAAAGAATCAACCATCATTTATCACTATCTGCTGGATCGTAGATTCACTCTTGTTCTATGGAGTCTCTTATCTTCGTGTTACAGAACGCTACGCAGAAGATGGTCGCCCAGCAGCGTTTGAGTGGATTGCCAACGCCCGCGTTACATTCACAACTGACCTAGAAGGCATCATGGTCACACAGTATTACGTCGATGCTGCACCAATAGCCATGAACGACATTGTTACTATTCAGGGATTCGATGAGGGCGTGTTAGAGCGCGCTGGTCGCACTATCCAATCAGCGATTGACATTAACAAGGCTGCTGCAATTTCATCTGCTACGCCAATGGCATCTGGCATCTTGAAGAATACAGGCGCAGACTTGCCACCTGCCGAGGTCTCTGGACTTCTTGCAGCTTGGCGCAGAAGCAGAAATAACAATTCAACGGCGTACCTCACTAGCACTCTTGAGTTCCAGCCAGTTCAGTTCTCACCTAAAGATATGCTCTACAACGAGGCAATTCAGAACTTATCTACTGAAATTGCTCGCGCTATGAACGTCCCAGCGTATTACTTGTCAGCAGATCAGAACACCACTATGACTTATGCAAACGTGACAGAAGAGCGCAAGCAATTCTTCGCACTTAGCATCGAGCCTTACATTCAGGCTATTCAGACTCGTCTATCTATGGACGACATCTCTACAGCTGGACACGAAGTCCGCTTTGCAGTCTTTGACACCTTCCTCAAGCAAGACCCAATCAAGGAACTTGAAGTAATTGAGAAGATGATAACTCTAGGGCTGATTACAACTGAACAGGCTATGGAAATGACAGATCTAACACCTAACGGAAGTGAGGGGCTCTAATGGAGACTCTATACATCGAAGCCGCCTCGATTGAGTGCAGCGAAGAGCGTCGCGAGATTAGCGGCAAAATCGTACCTATGGGAACTGGCGAAATCGGCAACACTAATCTTGGTGGCGTTGTATTTGAGGCTGGTTCTATTGAGATTGACGATCCATCAAAGATTAAGTTGCTATCACAGCACGACATGAAGAAGCCAGTAGGACGCATGGTTACAGCCACAGTACGACCAGACGGCATCTATGCAACTTTTAAGTTGTCACGTTCCACAGGTGGCAACGATGCACTTGTTATGGCTAGCGAGGGACTTGTCTCTGGTTTGTCAATCGGTGCAGAAATTATTAAGTCAGCACCATCACGCGAAGGTCACACAGTTGTGACAGCCGCGAAACTCAAAGAAGTTTCTCTAGTAACAGAGCCAGCCTTTAAGTCTGCTCAGGTGCTTGAGATCGCAGCAGAGGAAGTCATCCCTGCTGAAACCCAACCAGAAAGCGAGCCACAAGTGGAAGAAACCACTCAGGTAGAAGCTCCAGCAGTTGAAGCAGCAGCCGAAGAAGCAGCTCGCCCAACAGTTGCAGCATCTCACTACACCCGCGAGCGCGTTGCACCTATCTCAGGAGCGCAATACCTCGAAGCATCTATCAAGTCAGCCCTCGGTGATGACGAAGCCCGCCGCGTAGTACGCGCAGCAGACGATTCAACATCAACCAACACAGGACTTACACTCCCACAGCACCTCAACACATTCATCACAGACACCTTCACAGGTCGCCCTGCGTTTGAAGCAGCCACAAGACAAGCCCTAATTGACAGCGGCATGTCCTTTACTGTCCCACGTCTTTACACAAACGCTTCATCTGCTGATGTCGCTCCAACAGTTGCAGACACCAACGAAGGTGCAGCACCATCAGAGACTGGCATGACATCTGCTTATGACACAGTTTCAATTAACAAGTTCTCTGGACTACAGCGCGTATCTTTCGAGCTTGTAGATCGTTCATCACCTGCGTTCATGGAACTCATGATGGCAGAACTCCGCAAGGCATACGAGAAGGCAACAGATAACGCTCTCCTCGCAGCTTTCGTGGCAGACGGCACAACAGCCGCTACAACAGCAGCAACAGCAGCAGGACTCCAGTCATTCATCTCTGTAGAAGGCGCAGCCGCATACAAGGGTACAGGCGGAGACTTCGCTAACAAGCTCGTTGCATCAACAGACCAGTGGGCAGCAATCGCAGGATACGCTGACTCAACAGGTCGCGCACTTTACTCTGCACAAGGCGCAACACAGAACGCATCAGGCAACGCAGTTGCTACAAGCGTTGTAGGTGGCGTACTTGGTACAGACCTCATCGTAGATCACAACATCTCAACATCAGGTGTTGTCGATAACTCTGCGTTCCTTGTTGCACCAGCATCAGTCTACGTCTGGGAATCACCAACCACACAGCTTCGTGTGAACGTACTTACATCTGGCGAGATTGAAATCAACCTCTACGGATACCTCGCAATTTACTTGGCTAAGTCAGGTAAGGGCGTTCGTAAGTTCAACCTTACATAATAGCAACACCCTAAGTCGCTAGAGGGGGCTGCCAGAGCCCTTGCAGCTCCCTCTAGTCTTTAGAAAGGATAACAATGAGCATCACAACAGTCGCAGAGCTTCGTACCGCATTAGGTATTGGGACTCTCTATACTGATGCAGTCTTGCAGTCAGTCTGCGATGCAAGTGATGATGTCTTGTTGCCTTTTCTATGGACTAACACGACTCCAGTATCAGGTCACTCAAATAACGGCACAGCAGGAGTTCTTTACTTCGAGGATTATGTCCAAGACGTGTTCTATGTAGGTCAGCAAATTGTCGTTACTAATTGTGGTTCTAACTTTAATGGCACAAAGACAGTCAATGGCGTTGGTGAAAAAAGCATCCAGATCACAACTACTCATGCCGCTAATGTCGTTAAGACCTTTCACCCAATAAATCCTTTTGGTCAAGTAGCAGCTACTACTTATGTGGATTACACAACCATCCCTGCCATTCAGGAAGCCAGCCTTATGATTAGCGTGGCAATCTGGCAAGCGCGTCAAGCGCCTACAGGTCAAGGCGTATCTATTGACGGCTACGCACCAAGCCCTTACACCATGTCTAATCAACTCATGGCTCGCGTTCGTGGCTTACTTGCACCTTACCTAAGCCCTAGCTCAATGGTGGGCTGATGCCAGCGATAACTACCCTTCGAGCTTCTATAGCCTCGGCACTTACTGATAACACCAAGTGGAGCGTGTTCTCCTTCCCACCTGCTACGCCTATTGCTAACAGCGTTATTGTCAGTCCTGCTGATCCATACATCACGCCTACAAACAATGACCGCACATCAGTCGCGCCATTAGCCAACTTTACTATTACCATCCTTGTGCCATTACTGGACAATCAAGGAAACCTCGCAGGAATTGAAGATGATGTAGTTAGAGTCTTTCAGCTCTTGGAAGCCTCATCTATCGTGTTCAACGTAGGCAGCGTGTCCAGCCCTAAAGTGCTGAACCTGCCAACAGGAGACTTGCTGGCTTGCGATATTGCAATCAGCACCTTAACGGAATGGAGTTAAATCATGACCGATTTAGCACAATGGGAAAAAGAGAACGAAGCCTTCCTGATTAAAATCGGTCAGGTTGCTTCTAAGCCAGAAACAAAGCCAACAGCAAAGAAAGAAGAGGAATAAGCCGTGTCAGTATATCTAAGCAACGGAGTGGTTCTTACTGTAAACGCGGTAGACCTCTCATCATTGGTTTCATCAGTAACCATCAACCGCTCATTCGATGAACTCGAAGTGACAGCGATGGGCGATTCAGGACACAAGTTCGTCAAGGGTCTTGAAGCCTCATCTATCACAATTGACTTCTTTAATGACGAAGCAACATCTAAGACACTTCAGACATTGAACTCAACTTGGGGAACAAACACAACAGTTACAGTAAAGCAGACTTCTGGCGCTACATCAGCGACAAACCCTCTTTACACAATGACCTGCCTTGTCAATAACATTACTCCAATCAACGGCGCAGTTGGAGACCTTGGCACACAGTCCGTAACTTGGAACGTATCAGGTACAATCGCAGTAACAACATCGTAAGAAGGAGATAAAGGGCTATGGCAAAACTCAAAGTTACAAGGGCTGACGGACAAGTGCAGGAGTTCGAGATAACTCCAGTCTTGGAGTACAGCTTTGAGAACTACGCCAAGAAGGGCTTTCACAAAGCCTTGATTGAAGATCAGAAGCAGTCAGACGTTTACTGGCTGTGCTGGGAAGCAATTAGACGTTCGGGTGAAACAGTCAAGCCTTTCGGCGAGGACTTCCTTGCTACTCTCAAGAGTGTCGAGGTCTTAGAGTCTGACCCTTTAGGTTAGATCGGAACTCCCTCACCTATCTCGCAGCTCGATTGAGTTATGAGTATGGAGTTCCGTTCAACTCCATCGTGGAACTTCCTACGATGGCTTTCAAGGCTCATGTACAGGTATTAAAGGACATAGCAAAGGAGCAAAGCGATGCCAGTAGAACTAGACAACGCCGTAGCTCTTAACAAAGCCCTTAAGCAATATGCGCCCGAATTAGCCAAGGAAACCCAGAAGGAAATTGCAGGACATCTGCGCAAGGTAGTCAATCAGGCTAGAGGATTCGTTCCCAGCGATTCGCCTTTAAGCGGCTGGGGTAATGCAGTTGGAATCTGGGAGTATCGAGCCTTTAATGCTGGGCTTATCAAGAAGGGCTTGGGCTACTCCACAACGCCTACAAAGCCAAACAAGCGAGGCTTTAGAAGCCTTGCAACTATCTTTAACAAGTCTGCTTCTGGTGCTATCTACGAGACTGCAGGACGTAAGAACCCACAAGGATTACCACCAGCCCAGCGTGTTAAGAAGTACCGCAACGGCAAGTTCATCACAGAGTGGCAGTCAGACAAGACAGTCAATAAATCTGCTAATCCTAACGCTGGACGGCAGTTTATCGGCGCACTACCGCCATTGGTTGATTCACAGCAATCTAACAGCGCAGGTCGCAGAACTCGCAAGACCAAGGGTCGCTTACTCTTTAGAGCATGGGCTAATGATCAAGGCAAGACAACTGCCGCAGTTGTGAAGGCTATCCAAGCCTCGAACGAAAAGGTTGTAAAGAAGTCTAACGCCAGAGGCGAAATAGCATTTAGAGCAAGGAGAGCTGACTAATGGCTGGAATGACAGACCTAGCAATCCGCATCGCCACTACGATGGATGCGACTGGCTTAAACAAAGCAGAGAAGTCAGTCAAGGGATTAGACAAGACAATTAAGAAGCTGGGGCAAACCCTTGGCGTTACCCTTGGCGCATCCGCTATGGCAGCCTATGGCAAGGCAGCAGTTAAAGCCTTCGCAGAGGATGAAGCAGCAGCTCGAAGACTATCCAGCGCAGTTGATAACCTTGGGTTGTCCTTCTCAAAGGTACAGGTTGCAGACTTCATTTCTGGGCTTGAGCAGAGTGCAGCAATCGCTGATGACGTACTCCGTCCAGCCTTCCAGTCTTTACTTAACATCACAGGATCATTAACCAAGTCTCAAGAGCTTCTTAACAATGCTATCCAGATTAGCCGAGCCACAGGCACAGAACTAGGCACAGTCGTTAATGACTTAGGTAAAGGCTATGTCGGTATTACTCGTGGGCTTATTAAGTACAACACAGGGCTTACCCGCGCAGAACTACAGACCAAGAGCTTTAACGAGATTCTAGGCATTATGCTGGCTAAGTCTGCTGGCGCAGCGCAGGACTACCTGACAACTACTTCTTACAAGATGGACGTACTACGCGTTGCATCTGCTAATGCTCAAGAGACAATCGGTAAGGGCTTGGTAGATGCCTTTGCAGTTCTCGGCGGTGGCTCACAAGCCAGCGATGCAGCCAAGACTATTGACAATATCGCCAAGGGCATCAACGCCATTACCATGGCTACAGCCAAGGCAGTTAATGGCTTACGCCAACTCTATAAAGGACTTGATTATGTTACTTCCTTTGGTGGACTTACAGGCGGCGATGGTGCAATCGCTAGACGATTTGACGATACTCCAACCCTAACTCGCGGACGTTCAGCTTCTCCAGCAGGTACAGCGATGCGCACACGCCAACAGCGCGAAGCAGAGGCAGCAGCCGCTAAGCGAGCCAAGGAAGTTGCAGCCCTAACTAAGAAGCAAGTCGCATCTACAAAGGCTCTGACAGCCGAGCAGAAGAAGCAGAACAGCCTTAAGAAGTCTGCCACAGTCTTTGACCTAGAACAGATTCAACTAGTCGCAGCTCTCAAAGGCAGATTATCCAAGGAAGAAGAGCTGCGAGTTCAGGCACAACTGGCAATTCTTAGCGGCAACGAGAAGGTTGCCCGCGATCTAACCAATCAGATTCTTATGGCTCAAGATGCATCTGGCAACCTAGCCAAGTTCTTATCTGCCCTACCTAATGCCCGTAACCCATTCGAGTACCTCGATGCCTATCTTTCCTATCTCGCTGGCAAGGCTGCAGCCATTGTCAGTAATGCTCCAGTTCCAACAGCGCCTCAAGGCAACACCTCTGTGCCAGTTCCACCACCTACAAACGTGCCAACCTTCCCATCTGACAACATGATTACCTACAACACACGCACAGGGCTTAACTACAACCCTAACGCTAACAATGTAGTGGTCGAGTTGAAGGTGACAGGCGATGGAGACCTTACCAACGCTATTGCAAAGAACCTACAGAACCAGTCATTATCTACTGGAGATTCTGCTTATATCAACCGCAGAACTGGTGGCTTTGCGGGATGACATTACCTGCACAGATAGCAGTCACCTTTGACTTTAGCTCTGGTGCTACCTTTGGTACTGGCTTCGTCATCGGATCACCTGATAACGGCGTTATCGGTGTTAATTCATTCGGCTCATCTGATGTAATCATTCCTACAGTTGATTTAACTCCCAACGTCTATAGCATCTCTATTAGGCGTGGTCGTAATATCCTGAAAGACACCTACGATGCTGGCACAGCCATTGTGCGAGTGCTAGACCCTCTAGGCTACTTCAACCCACAAAACCCAGCATCGCCTTACTTTGGCTATCTTGTGCCTCTACGCAAGGTGCGAATCTCTGCCACCACAGCTACAGCAGACCACTTCCTATTCTCTGGCTATGTAAATGACTACCGCTATACCTTCCCTGTAGGGCAGGAGACCGCCTATGTGGACATCCTGTGTACAGATGGCTTCCGTCTCTTGCAGATGTCTAATATCGCCACAGTAGCCGACACAGCGGCAGGTCAGACCACAGGCACACGCATTAACAAGATTCTGGATGATGTTCAGTTCCCTAACTCCATGCGATCTATTGCCACAGGAGATGCCACCTGTATCGCAGACACAGGCACAGTACGCACCACGCTTGATGCGATTAAGAACGCCGAGTTCTCTGAAGGGCTCGGAGCGTTCTACATGAGCCCTGATGGAACTGCCGTGTACAAGTCACGCAGCGAAGTCACGGGCAGCCTTGCTGCTGCTGCTACCGCCTTTAACCAGACATCAGGCATCAGTTATCGTTCTGTAAAATACGCGTTTGATGACAAGCTGATAATTAACGATGTCAGGTTCACCCGCGCTGGGGCAGGAGCAGTTACCCAGAACGTGTTTAGCCAGTCCTCAATTGACAAGTACTTCCCTCATGGCTTAAACCAAGAGAACCTCATTGCCGAGACAGATGCACAGGTACTAGGCGCAGCCCAGAACTATGTCAATACCCGCAAGGAAACTACGATCCGTATTGACGAGATGTTGGTGGACTTACTAGACCCAGCAGTACCAACTGACACCCTTATTGGGCTTGATTACTTCGACAACCTAGACATCACAAACGTCACAGAGTCAGGCTCGACAATACAGAAAGTTCTACAGGCGCAGGGATTCGCTTGGGATATAACAGCTAATAAGATGCAGGTAACAATCACCACGCTTGAGCCAATAGTGGATGGATTCATCATTGGTAGCAGTACATTTGGTATAATCGGCACATCAACTTTGAGTTATTAGGAGCAACATGGCAACCTTTCCAGTCACAACAGGAGACGTATTAACAGCGGCTACCTATAACAGCCTTCCAACCTTTACAGTCGGCACAGCCAACACAGCGGATTACACAGCCGTTTTAGCAGATCAGTACCAAGCTCTCGAGATTATGAACAAGGCAACAGCCATTGCCTTTAAGATTCCTACCAATGCCAGCGTAGCGTTCCCAGTCGGCACAGCCATAACTGTCCTCAATATCGGGGCGGGTACTTGCACGATTAGCGCAGTCACTTCTGGCACAACCACAATCCTTTCAGCGGGCGCAGTAGCCGCTGCTCCTACCCTTGGACAGTACAAGTCTGCCGTCTGCATTAAGACAGCGACAGACACTTGGTACGTGGTAGGCGCAATTGCTTAATCAAATAGCTGCGATTCATGGGGTAGGGGTTGCAGCGTCAACCAACTCTTATGAGTCTATTGCCACCTTTGCAGGTACAGGAAGTTCAGGCACTATTTCATTTACCTCAATACCTAGCACATTCAAGCATTTACAGTTGCGCCTATTCGGATTGACGGCTTCAAGTGCGGAATGGGCTCTTAAACTTAACGCAGATGCAGGAGTTATTAGCCATTATGTATTTGGTAATGGTGCATCAGCCTTTGCGGGAAACGACCCTGGAAGTGCTAACGGGCAGACTCTTGATACTTTAGCACTTGATTCAACTAACCCAATGGTGAACGTAGTGGACATCTTGGACTACACAAACACTAACAAGGCAAAGACCTGCCGCTGGCTAGGTGGTTCAGATAGAAACGGGTCTGGTCGAGTCTGGCTTGGATCATCTCTATTTACCACAACTGCTGCAATTACTAGCCTGACAATCTATGCACCTGCAAACTTTACAACAAGTTCATCATTCGCCCTTTACGGAATCAAAGGATAGATAAATGCCCGCAGGTTCTACTTACACGCCGATAGCCACTACCACGCTGGGTAGTGCAGCGACCGATATTACATTCAGTTCTATAGCTGGAACTTACACAGACCTTGTTGTAATTGTTTCTGCACAACAAGTAACTCTTGGAGAAGATTTAGCACTTCAATTTAACTCTGATACTGGAACTAACTATTCCAGAACATATCTTTGTGGTGATGGTTCAACTGCTCATTCAGGACGCAGCACTAGCGTTAATCAAATCATTTTAGACCACCACGCAACACCTCCAACTGGAACGAGTTTCAGTACAGCAGTTATTAACATTATGAATTATTCCAATACAACTACATTTAAGACTGTACTTGATAGGACTGGCGCTAATGATACAAACCCAGGTCTTGGTACAGTTGCTAACGTTGGTCTATGGCGAAGCACATCTGCAATCACATCAGTAAAAGTATTTTGCACTAATAGTTCAAACCTAAAAACTGGAACTATTGCCACCCTATACGGAATTGCGAGCGCATAATGCCAAATACATTTGAGTTAATCGCTTCTTCTACAGTCGGGTCAGGTGGGGCTGCAAATATAGATTTTACTTCTATTGCTGGAACTTATACAGACCTTTGCTTAAAATTGTCTTTAAGGACAGACAGAGCATCGGTCATAGACCAATTAAAGATTACCTTTAACAACTCTGGAACTGGATATACAGGCATTATTCTTTATAACGGCAACAGTTCTGTGGGTTCTGAAACCAACACCGCAGCCACAGGTGGCTCGACTTATTTAATTGGAAACTACATAGATGGGGCAAGTGCCACTTCTAGCACCTTTGGTAATGGCGAAATATATATTCCAAACTATGCAGGTTCTAGCAATAAAAGCGTAAGCCTAGATATGGTGCAAGAGAACAACGCAGCAGGCGGGTACTCATCTCTTACTGCTGGTTTATGGTCTAACACCGCAGCTATCACTTCTGTTAAATTGCAAAGCGCAAATGCAGCAAACTTCGTCCAATACTCAACCGCCTACCTATATGGAGTGAAAAATGCCTAATCCAACACGAATCGAAATCAACTGCGAGACAGGCGTGGAGTCAATTATTGAATTGACCGATGCCGAGGTTGCAGAACTTACCTATCAGGCAGAACTAGCAGCCGAGAAG